CTATTTTGTTCGCTAGCTGGTAGGTTTCAGTTTCTTTCAGGAGCGCGATTTGAGCCGCGTTATCCGCGATTGCCTGGCCGTTGTCGATGATTCCATGCACGCCGTCGAGGTTGTTGCCGATGTAGTGCCACGCGCCGCCGCTGTACACGAATTCGCAAATCGCCCCCGCTGACCACGTGACGTTGTTCGCTGGCTCCGTGGACGTTGCCGCTGCGGTCGCCTTGCCGCCCGCCCACACCGCCTTCGCGCCCGTGCTGTTGACGTTGAGCGTGAGCGCGCCCGTGGCAGTGCTCGCGTTAGCGCACTTGAGGTAGACCGTCGCTCCCTCGACGAGCTGGAAGCCCGTGTCGAGCGTGGCCACCTTCGCCGCGACGTTCGCGCCTGTGGCGCACGCGCCGTAGTTGAACGTCCCTGCGAACAGGTTGCCGTCCCAGTCCGCGCCGAAGACGTTCTTCGTGCCGTTCTTCACCGCGATGCTCTGAGTCGGCGACGTGGACGCCTTGACGATTTCATCGCCGCCCGTCCAGAACGCTTCGAGGTTGTCGCGTGCGTCAGCCGCCGTTGTCGCGTTCGTGCCGCCTTGTGCGATTGGCAGCTTGCCGAACTGCGGAGCGCCGTTCGCGGCTGTGGCGTACAACGCGCCAGATGCCGTCGCGACGTTTCCCACGGCATTCGTTCCGTTGCCAGTGAGTACTGCGTTGCTCGTGTGCGTGGCCTTGCCAGTGCCGCCGCGTGCGACTGGAAGCGTGCCTGTCGTGATGTCGCTCGCGTCGTGTTCGTGCGTCTCGTCGGCCTTGGCGTCCACGCTGGCAATCGTCGCGTAGGTCGCGGCAGCGTGCGCGATCGTCTCGTAGTCGGCCAAGCTGCCGCCAGCCGTTTCGAGCGTGCCGTTCTCGTCCACGGTCAGGCCGTCGCCGACGATGACGCCGCCGAGGGTCGTTGTCGTGGCGGGTGGAATCACACCCTGCGACATGTTGTTGAACGCTCGGATTCGCTCGTTCTCGTTGTTGACGCGCACGCGCTCCTGGGCCTGCCGCGTGTCCTCGTTGGCGGTGCGCACCTGCTCGTGTCCATCGCGCTGAGCTTCGGCGGTCACGCGCTCCGATTCGGCGCTACGTCTCGCGGCTTCTGCCGATGCGCGTTCGGATTCCGCGTCTGCCCTCGTCTGCTCTGCCGATTGGCGTGATTGCTCGTTCGCCTGCCGCTGTCCCTCGGCGGTCGCACGTGCGCCCTCGGCGTCGGCCCGTGCCGTCTCCGCGTTGGCGCGGTTCTGCTCGGCGTTCTGCCGTGCCGTCTCCGCGTTGGCGCGCGCCGTCTCAGCGGCCTGGCGTGCGTTCTCGTTCGCCTCGATGTTGGTGCGCGCCGTGTTCGCAGCGTTCGCCGCTGTGTTCGCAGTAGCCGCCGCCGTGTGCGCGAACGCGCTCGCCGTGTTGCTCTGCGTGATCGCGTCGGTGATGTCCACGTTGTGCTGCGCGATGTCGGAAGTACCCTGCTCGACTTCGGTGTTCAGCTTCTCGGCCAAACTAATCATCGAGTTGCGCACTTCCTCGCCGTACACTGCGTTTCGGAAGTCGTTAATCTCCGGCTGGATGTTCGCCATCGTCCACCTCACTTTCGTATGTCTCGTTGTCTGGTACTGGCTCTGGCTCGTCTATCACGAGCGCCGTGATTGCCATGTCCTTCAAGCGCCCGAACGCGGCACCCGCCACGACGGGCAGGTAATCGGGCGTGACGCCGTGGGCGTTGGCAATCTGGACGCACGAGTAGAACATCTCGTCTTCGACTTGGCGAAGTTGCTTTGCTGATGACATATGCCCCCTTAGAACGCGATTCCGTTTGCGAATCGGATGTTGTGCGACTTGCCGTTGGTGTCGGTCAGATTGAACGTGGCGATGCTGTTGTCGCTCTGGAAAGTCTTGCCCGTAATGGTCGTGGTGCTTCCAGAGCCAATTTTGTATTGCGTTTTGATAAAGCCAGTAAACGTGGCAGTGCTGTCGAACGTGACGACGTTTTCGAAGTTCACGACGCGCATGAAATAGAAGTTCTTCGCAGCGTAAACCGTTTTGCCAGTTTTTGTGTTTTTGAGCGCTTTTCGGGCGTAGACCATGCACAAATCTCCGAGCGTGCTCAAGTCGGTCGCAGCGCCGTCCGTAATCGAGAACATATCCCCGTTCGTGTCATTGAGCGCGATGGCAATACCGTTGTACGTTGTGTTTCCGAACTTGGCTTTACTTGAAAACATGCCGCCAATCGGCTTTTTGTTGTCGCGACGCTTAAAGAGCAGGCCGTTGTCCATGAGCGTCATCATGTCGTTATAGATTGTTTTGTTATCAAGCGACATACCACCGATTTTGCCGCTCGTCGCGTTGATGACACCCGTGATGTTGGCGTTCTTCGCCGTCAGCGTGCCGTCCGTGGACATGGACGAATTGGTCGCTTGCCACCCGAAATGATTGGCCTTTATGAAAATCGTCTCGGCTGTCTGCTCGATGGTCGAACTGATTTGACCACGTGTGACCTTCGTCGCTATCTGGTCGGCGCGAACTTTTATCTCTGCACTCAAATCAGTGCGGAGTCCGTTCGCTTGTGTTTCCACTCGCGACACTCTGCCCAGAATCTCGCCATCAGCGGCCTTGAACTCCGTTCGCGCCGTGTTAAGCGTTGCTGTGTCGGCAGATTGCCACATGCTCGTGTACGTCTGTGAAATCTGCTCGGCCTGGATGCTGCCAGCTTGGATGTACTTGCCGAGAATCGTTCCGTTGGCGAGTATCGCGGTGTCATACGGCCCGTCGATGCCCGTGCGCGAGTACGCGGTGCCGTCCACGGTCACCTTCTTCACGACCATGGCGGTGGACTTGTCGGCGCTGTCCATGATGTAGTCGGCCAGCCAGCGTCCCTCGGTGTCGTACTCGGTCAGCTTGTAGCCGCCCCTGCTGCCCGTCATCATCGCCGTCACGTTCTCAATCGCGCTTTTCAGCCATTCGGCCTGGATGTGCTCGTGCTCGTCGGCCTTGCGCGCCGTCTCGCTCGATGCGCGTACCTGCGATGACACATACGACCTGCCCACGTGCTTCGAATCGCCGAGTTCGATTACGTCTTGAGTCGGGTCATCTGGATGGTACGTGCGCGAGTAAATCGGGAAGGGGCGCCGCATGCCCAGCTCGTCGGCCACGACATATGCGCGGTCACCCATGCGAAGCTCGCCGAACTGCGAATCAGACATGGACAAGTCCACGGCCCTCACCGTGATGTGCATGCGCTCGAATTGCTCGGCGTTGAGCCATCGCCGCGCCTTCGTGAGCAGGTTGCTCGGCACCGTCACGTCATCCCATGTGCGCGTGGTGCGGATGTGGCCGAATCGGTTCACGAGCGTGTTGTTCACGATGTAATCGTCACCGTCGTTCACGGTGGTAATCTCCACACGCTGTTCGAGGTTGCCGATGCGCGAGTTATCGCCTGCGTCGTTCTCCAACCGAGCGCCCAGCGGCACCAGCTCCGTGCAGATGTCGCTAACGTCGTAGTTGTCGGTGTAATCTAGGATGTTCTCGCCGAAGCGTATGGTCTGTTCCGATTCGCTGCCGTACGTCTGCGCGTCCACGTAATCGAGGTAACGCATGCCGCCCGACTTCCTCACGCGGAAGTACCCGCCGAGACGGTCGGAGAGCTTGTCGCGCAGCGCGTCGAGCGTCTGTTCGCGGTTGGTATATCGGTACAGCGAATCGTTGCTGTCGGTCACGTTGACGACGCCGACGAAGAACCTGTGGTCCGGACACTGCGCGTTGTGGTTGCTCAGCAGCGAGCTTATGAACTGCCGCGCAGACTGGTTGTGATACTCCTTCTGCGGCTGAACCGAATCGAACAGCCACGCCATCTCGCCCACCGCGTAAATCTCGGCGTTGCCGTTGATGTCGTGGCTGATTTCGCGTACCTCGAAGATGCCGAGCGACTTGCCGTCGCGCTGGAAGTCAAGCAGCGTCTTGCGCGTCTGAACGCGCTTGATGTTCGGGTTGGTCTTCGGAACCGTCAACGCGAGCGAACCGCTGTCACCCATCGTGAGCGTGCAGCACACGTCGAACGCCGTGTAATCGTCATCTCCCTGATGATACAGGTGCTCCCATTCGCCCGATGCGCTCGGGTCTGACATGATGCGGTACATTTACAAGCTCCCGATTCTGTAGTCCACGCCGACACTGCCAGTACCGCGCAATTGCAACGTGCGTTCCTCGCGGTCGCTCATGCGAATCTCGGGGAAGGTGTTCTTGCCGACGCGCAGCACTTGCCACGCCGATTGCGTGGACAGCTTGGCGCGCACGCCGCCGCTCGTGCCAGTGTTGAGCCACAGCACTGGCTTTCCACGTGCGGGGTCGATGGGCAGCGTGACGGATTTCGTCTGATTGTTGAGCACAACGTCTTCCGGCTGCGTGGTAACGCCGTCCACGAAGCTGAACGGTGACCATAGCCACGGCTCGTAGCTGCCGTAGATGCTGTACTTGTGCGGTTCTGCGTCCATCGTCACGGTTATCGCCGTGTGCTCCGCGCTGCCACGGGTGGACGCCACCTGGCAACGTCCACGCCAGAAGTACGCTGGCTCCGACGAGATTACCAGCCTGCACAGCCTGCCGTCGAGCGCGTTGCGAAGCTGCGACGAGATGTTGATGAACCGCGCCGTCGTGTAGTTGATGCAAGCGAACTCAAGCGTAATCTGGCGGTTCGCGAAGTACACGCCGCCGAGCGCTTCGGTCAAGTCCAGCGCGCCGTCACGCCCTGGAACGTCCACGGTGTAACGGCGTGCCTCGGCATCATCGATTTCGCAGTTTGTCAGCACCAGCATCCAGTCGAGCGTGTTGTATGTTTCGTCCGTATCCTCGATTCGGAACGTGCAGTACCCGGCATCGGAGCGCGTGCGCGGATCGTAAATCTCAGGCATACGCCCTCCTTCGTGCGGTCGTTGAGAATTCCGTGTCGATTGTCGGTGCGAGAATCTTGCCAGCCTGCTTGCCGTCGATGTAGACGGTGCCTGTCTTGCCGAGGATTTGTTGCAACAGCTCGATTACCTCGCCGTTGTCGTTGCGCGCCGCAACCGCGTCGGCGAACTCGTTCATGAGTCCACCTTGACGCGGTAGAATCATCTCGGGGCCTTTCTCGCCAGCGCCAATCAGGGTTGCGCCGTCCACGAAGCCGCCCTTTGCGTACCAATCGACGCTGAACTCAGGTGGCGAGCCCTGACCGCCGATTCCGAACGGGAACTCGCCGCCCCACACGTTGAAGTGCGGAAGCGCGATGTCAGGCAGCTCAAGCTTCAAACCGCCGAAGATGCCCTCGATAGTGTCGGCGAAACCCTCGATGAACTCCTGAGCCGAGCCGAGCGGGTCTTCGATGAAGCCCTGAACGGCGTCAAATACGCCTGATACCGTGTCGCCAAGTCCGCTGAATTCGAGGAACCCGCTTATGTCACTCGCAAGCGAGTCGATTGTATCTTTCGCGGTTCCAATCGGGTCGGACATGAATCCGCCGACGTCATCGAACAACGTGCTGACCGCATCGCCGAGTCCGTCGAATCCAAGGAACCCGCCGATGGCATCGGCTGCGCCTGATATCGCGTCTTTCGCCGTTCCTATTGGGTCGGACATGAACGTGCCGATTCCGTCAAACAGCTTGCTCACGGAATCGCTGAGTCCGTCGAATCCGAGGAAATCGCCGATTGCGCCAACGGCGCTCGAAACGGCATTCTTTGCCGCTCCAATCGGGTTTGAGATTGCCGACTTGATTCCGTTGAAAATGTCGGTCACGGTCTTTACGACCGACTCGATGCCGCTGATTACCGTCATGATGACGCCCACGGATGTTTCAACGACGCCCTGAATGATTGGCCACACAGTCTCGGTCACGATCTGGATGGCGGTCATGACGCCCTCGATGATGCCTTGGATAATCGGCCATGCCGTTTCGATGACCGCCTGGATGACACCCGTTGCAATCGAGATTGCTTCGGAGATGACTGGCCACGCCGTCAGAATGATGGCCGAAATGGCCTGCACCGCTCCGACGATTATCTCTTGCACGTATGGCCAGACCGTCTCGATGACGCCTTTTACGACCTCCATCACGGTCTGTATTACTGCCTGAATCTCTGGCATGTGCGCCGTGATGCTCGACGCGATCTGCTCGATGACGGGCTGGATGATTCCAGCGATTTCGGTTACGAGCGGAAGTACGTTCTCCGTGATGAACGTGATGACGAATCCAATGGCGTCCTGGATAATCGGCATGACCGTCACGAACAGCTCGCCGATTGCGCCAACGGCGCTCGAAACGGCATTCTTTGCCGCTCCAATCGGGTTTGAGATTGCCGACTTGATTCCGTTGAAAATGTCGGTCACGGTCTTTACGACCGACTCGATGCCGCTG